GGCGAGCGGTTAAACATCTTCAGGCCGTTTGGTGCATCGGTCATGAGGAACCATGCATCAATGTCGGTCAGGAAGTGGTTAACAGCATAGCCTTCCGGCACCATGCCCATCGAACGGATTGCGTTGATGTCATTATCCGCCGTTGCAGTACGCAGGGTGGACTTCATCAGACGCTCTGCCGTGAACTGAAGCTCTTTCGGAACAATCATCTTGCGAACTTGGATCGCAACCTTGAGCCCGCGCTCATCGGTGAACCCAGCCACGTCAATGATGCCCTGCTCAAGCGACGTTTCGTTCAAGTCGGCAGCAACCGCAGGCGTGTTAGAGAAGTTAGGACCATAGGAAGTTGGGTGAGCGCTATTACACAGCGAAACACCGTCACCACCGTTGTAGTTACCACCAGTGTTGAACGCATTGTTCAGCACTCCGGCAGCTTTGGTCTGCTTCGTCTGCGACATCGAACGAGCCAGAGCCTTGGTGTAGCGAGCCGAAAGCTTGTCATAGAGGTTGTCCTCAATGGCTTCTTCCGTCAGCGCAAACGCCAGTGCAATGGTTTCGTGCGTGTAGCGAGCCGTGAACGATTCCTGAGCGGTATCGTACTGGATCGCTGCGCCTTCAGCCTTGGTCGGAGCAACGCCAAACCCGGTGAGCATGACCTCTTCTTCGAACGCACGATCTGATGTCTCAATAGAGAAAATCTCAACGTGCTCGTTCTCGTAGCGCTCATACTCCATGCCGAACAGAGCGTTCAGGCCGGGCAGCAGCTCCTTAACTAGTTGGGAACGACTAATAGCCATGATTAAACCCCTGCTGTGCCGGTACCACCTTTGTACAGGTGGTTATTAGGGATAACAATGACTTCTGAATAAGCAGAAGTAACGTCATTGTCGCCAATTGCGTCATACACACTGACAATCTTCCACGTGTACGTGGCGTTACCAGTGGCAGGCGTGCCAAGCTGCTGGCCCGAAAGACCATAAACCGTGCTACCAGACACCGAAGTATCTGTTTGCGCGTTACGACCAATACAGGTAGTGGCAGCAACACCAAGCACCTGAACCAAGAACTGCTGGTTAGGATCATCCGCAACATAAGCCACGATGTCCGATGCAACAATACTGCCCGGGTAGTAGTTGCTCCAAATAGGACGCTTGGTCGTTGGATCGGTGTATTTACAACCGAGGAAAACGCCAAGAATTGCGTTGGAGGTTGTGCCAGCAGCCAAAACGCCGCTAGCTAGGGTAACGATATCGCCGTTGTAAATCGCGGTACCATAATTGGACGAGATGGGATACGCAGTACGCCCATCACTATTATAGTTAGACCCCGATTTGCCAACCGGACGAAATCCAAACGGTTTGTTCGTATTCGCCACAAGTAGCTCCTAAAATTAACGATTACCGAAGGTAGTGCGCGAGCTCCGTTCCGGAGCTTGAATGCGCATTGAGGAATGCGCATTCTCGCGCATCATCTCGTTGTCTACGGCTATGATTTGATCCCGTGCCTTTTGGCGATAGTGCTGATTGCGCTCTTCAATAGTTTCTTCGGGCATTTTGGCTAGCAGCAAACCGCCAACCCCAACAACCCCCTGATGCTTACCCTCTTCGAGAGCAGGCATCATTTCACGTTGATCTTCCGAAAGCTCTTCCAGCCGGACTAATTCCCAGCCTTCGCGCAAACGTCCGTAAACGTGCTGTTTGTCCTGAAACCCATTGATTTCTGCACGAATCCAACGATACCCATAACCAGCAGGGGCGGGAGGTGCATCTAAACGAGAAGGCGGTGCCCATGGTTTGCGACGAGCCTGTGCCTCGCGAGGGGCGCGTGCAGCACGGTCAATCGTAAGTTTTTCAGTCATGGTCAGTCCTTAACGTATTTGGCATATTGCTCAGGAGTCACACCCAGTTTCTTCGCAATAGCGACTTGGCTGGCGGACAACTTTACAACTCGGCGTGCTGTGTTTATCCCGGAACTCCGGGTGGCAGGTGCAACAGTTGGCACGGAACGCTGTTGCCTGAAGTTTTGCGGAAAAGTTTCCTTTATCCGTTTATCGAGTTCAGTGTAATACTGATCCGAATTCGGGTCAAATCCTTCGTCAGATACCAACGTGTTATGGATGCCCCAAGCGGCATATGTCATCGTCTGATCAGAACCAAACCAAGGATTTCTAGTCGCCCATGCATCCGCTTTTGGACTTGGCTGCGGAGGCTGCTGTTGTGGTTGAGGCGCTACATATTGTTGCGGCCGTGCAACCGGTCTTTCTAGTTGCTGCTGCTGCGACTGCATCCAACCAGCAACTTGCCTTTGCTCGAGAATCAGATCCGTCATGCGCTGTTGCGCTTCCGTCTCCGTATCAAAATCACCCTCTTCTCGGGCTTTGCGTATGATATTTTTTAGGGTTTGCTGCTGAGTCTCTAGCCGAGTCTTAGCCTCGTTCAACCGGCCATAATCCGTTTGAACCAGTTGATGTTGCATTTCCTGATGCTGACGCTGCAACCCTTGAGCATACTCAAGTGCCGCCTGCTCACGCCGTTGCGATTCCCGCCACTGCGCCGTGAGCTTAGAAATGCGCTTTTGCACCCCCTCAGAAACATTGTCCAGTTCAGCACGGTGTTCTGTGTTTTCCGCCTGCGGCGCTTCTTGCTCAGGCTGCTCTGCAATCTCATTCTGAGATTCAAATACCACTTCCGCCGGAGATTCATTTTCTCCGATGGTGTACTCCAAATCACTGTCTTCAGTTACGTTCATACGCCCGCCTTACATGTGCAAGATGTCTTGTGGATCGTTAATACGAGCCAGAATTTCATCATCGTTTAGGATTCGGATCTCACCGCCATCAATATTGATGCGTGAACCAGCATAACGCCCAAAAACAACCCAATCCCCCTTCGCACACCACGCGCCATTAGGGAACTTGACCTCATCTTTGTACGCAAGATCGCCAACCGCCAACACATACCCAACCGTAGTGGTTACCTGCTGACGTTCAATGGTCTGATCCGCTAGTTGAATCCCGCCCTTGCTCTTGACCGCTCCACGGTACGGCAAAATGACAATGCGCCAACCCGTTGGCCGCGGGACACGGTCCGCGACTGTTGGATCAAGGTTGTCAATTTCCAAATCACCGTCTTCGGTATAGGCGTCAGAAAGTTCTGGCGGTTTTGCCGCCCACTTTTCTTCCAAGGCGTACGTCATTAAAGGTCCTGTAGGTCTGGATTGCTCTTCAGAAGCTGCTTCACCGCATCTTCCACAAAGGTGTAACCCTCCAGACGACCCATCAACTGCTTGTACTGCTCCATATCTTTCACGCGATTGCTTAGGATGGCAAAAGCAGCGTCATCCCGCAACCGCCGGATCTCTTTTAACACAGCCTCAGCAAATTCCAGCATGGATTACTCCAATGAAGCAGACAGTTTGAGCCCTGTCCGAAGGCTACACAGCAACCCTTAAAGCTGCTTTGCGTATTATCAACAAATCTTTACTTTGTGTAAAGCGTCTTTACGCAAAACGTACTTAACACCGCTAACTTTTGGTGATTCTTTGAGTGTGCCTTTTGGCACACCCGTAAGTTTTGGCTCTTTTTCTACTTTAGGCTGGGGCTTTTTGGCCATTTGAGGCTCCTTGCAATTTCATCAACGCCAATTGATCGCGGTTCGCGGCAATTTGTTGTTGCTGCTGTAGCCGCGCTGCTTCCGACTGCATATCATGCTGCTCACTCTGTTGATCAAGCTGCAATTTCTGCTGCGCAATCTGCGCATTTGCCTGATCCCTCTGCGCATTCTGCGCCAGTTCTTGCTTTTTCAACTCAACCAGAGGATCTGGCTGTTGTTGACTAGCCCCGGACAGTTGTTCTTGCAACTGTTTGACCTGTTGCTGGAACTCGGCCACCTTCAAAGCAACCATGGCCTCCCGCTGCAACGCAGAAACCATGCGCTCCGGATCCGTACCGTAGTGCTTATACAGTTCCGCTTCAACAAATTCCTCCGCTTTCAATCGAATATGATCAAAAACGTGCTTTAACATGCTAGTTGCCACGTTTGGCATACTTGCAACCATCGGCGAAAGCGCAAATAAGATGTGCGACATCATGTGCGCATCATGCTGTTGGCCAGCAAAGGCCTTTAAGGGCGAACCGTCCAGCGCTTGCGAGTTTTCACTGGCCGGATCCTTCGGTTTATCAATATTCTGGCTGTTCAACAACCCATCTATGTCCCGAACACCAATCGCTTCATACATCCGCCGATAAGCTTCGTACATGTTGTGCATCTGTGGCGCACTCTGGGCCATCTGCAACTGGGTCTGCGCCATCGTAATCCGTTGCGCAACCGAGAAAATGTTGGGATCAGACACCGGCAACACATCAACACGATCATCAAAGTCCCGCCGCTTGATGATCCGCGACTCTCCCGGCACATCATACGGATATTCATCCGGCAAATAGTCCGCAAAACCCTTTGCCAACAGCCGGAATTCAATCCCCATCGAGTAATGCAGGCGCTTATGAATCGCCGACATGACCGAAGAACCCTTTTCGAGCAAAGCAATAGTCGTACCAACCGCCGCATTCTGGTTGCTATCGCCTACTTGCATGTCAGTGATGCTGGCCAACCGCCTTCCAGCATCTACACAGAACCCAAGCAAGCTAAATAACGTCTGACTTGGCTCCTTATACGGTAGCGGCAGCATCGAACTGGTCAAATCTGCCCCACCCGCATCCATATCGCGCCACTCACCCGGCTGCAACGGCACATCATCGTTTTGAATCCGCGCACCCTTAGCCTTAAATCCAGCAGGCAAGTTGCTCAACGTCCCCGCATCCACCAATTGACGCAGTGCAGCAGACGCAGTCTTCGTCAAACCACCAATCAGATGCAAAAACCCAAGGCCATATGCCCCGGGGCCCTGCACCAACTGGTAATGAACGTAATATTCCTTTCTTGCATACGTATCACTATGCTCATCCCAGTTCCGGCGAACACCAATCACCTCGCCAGAACCCTCATCCATCGTAATTACGTACGGCAGCTTGATCCCAGTCTCTTCCCCATCCTCTTTATGCTCAAAACCGGGCAGGTCATAGTCAATCTGGAACTCGAGCAACGTGACTTCTTCCTCTTCCCCACTCGGTTTCACACCCGTCGTCTTGTCAACCTGATCCTGAATCTTCGTCGTAGATGTAATTACCAAAGATTCAGCCTTATCCAAGTACTGACCGTTGACAACCGCCTTCCGATAAGCGTTCGGTGACATGTAAATACGCTGCGTGATCCGCTCACAGCGGCTCATTACCGACGAACCCATGTACGGGATGTACGTGTTATCGGCCAAACACATCGCACTGACCATC